TTCAACGATTTGGTTGATTTGGCCAGTAGGGCTATGCACAAGGCTTTTGATCGCATGGTCGACATTGGGGCTGATCCAGCCCTTGAGTCTGAGGACGGTGATCTGACGATCCTGTGCGAGGAGGGTAGTGCGACAATCTGCTTGATCGCTCACAGGTGTCAGGCAGGGGGTGGAGAGGTGGCTCTGTCTCTGGCTGCGGTGCCTGGTATTGGTGAGCGCTGGGTGGCTGAGTTGGTGGCTGACTGTGTGTTTGACGTTGTCAGCGAGGCTGTGAAGTCGGTCAACGATATTGAAGGGGTGACTAGTAAGAATGCTTCACTCAAGACTCGATGATCTTCAGCAGGTTTTCGACACCCTATTCTTTGACACGAAGATCACTTACAACTGTGCGATGGGGTACGACATCGAAAACAAGTGTATTGCCCGCGTTGAACTGGACGAGAACGGGGATGTTAAGGATTGGCAGGCTATGGGCCCGACAGCCACCTACCAGATTCAGGGCCTGTTGGCTGCAATGGATTACTGGTGGGGAGTTGAAGACTAATGTGGCGTAATTTTGTCCACTCCCCTGAGGAGTGTCTATCTCTACTGTTCTGGTGGAATGTGGTTCTGTCTCTGGCTCTAGCATTTACTGTGGGGTTGAAATGCGGTTGAAGGTTATTACGATCCTGGTTAGTGTGCTTAAGTCACTTCACATCCCGTTCAGTATTATTGGTGGTGATGAGCCCGAGGACCGTGACACGATTATTCGTATTGGTCTGAACAACATGCCTGCTTTCTATACCATCACAAACGAGGGTATTAGTTACACTCCCGGTTTCATGGATAGTGAGGCTAACAAGTACACTCTGACGGCTGTCATGTCGGCTGTTAACGCGGCGGCGAATATCAATGTTCAGGTCAAGGAATGAGGAATTCATCGTCCAAGACGATGGGAAGGAGATATTCAGGTCATGGTCGTTAGGTGCGATAATCAGGTACCTGAGTCTGATCAACTGCGATCACCTACACGAGAGAGTGATTCGGGAGATCGACATGGCATACAGTCAGTTCAGGTCACCCCTAGAAAAACTAGAAGTGGTTGTCGATATCCGGGAACTGTAATTACCGTGTACATTGGCACCAAGGTTGTATATGCAGGTGACAGTGTGGACGACGCTATCGAAAGAATATGCACTCCAGGAGGGATCGATTTTGACACTTGGCTTGTCTGAGAAAGAGATACGAGAACATCAGGGGCCTTTATGGTCCGGAAGACTCATCATCGAGAAGGTGGAAGGAAAATGGGTGCCAGGAGGATGCCCGAAAAGGGTGACGGACCGGAAATCCTTTGCAGATCTGTACGGCATGAGTGCACGGCGGCTGATCGCGATTTTCGGGCCAATAGCACCCCTGCCCTACCCGAAGGAGCAACACCGTCACTGACAAACTGGATAGCAATAGATGAGAACCTTGATCCACACCCTTTCCGAGTGTGCCATTATAAAACTCTCGGAATGGACCACTACGCGACAGAGTACGGATTTATCACCTTCCGCCCCGGCGCGTGTGAACCAACTCTGATCGTCACTCCCAAGGGGCGCCGCCCCATCCATGTGGCCTACCCTGTAGGGGAGGAACCCACCATGCAGGAGATGCTCTCCCTGCTAGTCTTCTGGCACGCCCAGCCGCTGTTCCTGGCCGTACCTGACACGTCACGCGACACAACCACAACCGAGCAGCAACCACTTTTCTGAAAGGAAGACACAATGAGCACCGACGTTACTACCACCAACCCCTCTCCTCTCGCAGGCCTTGCCGCCACCAACGGCATTTTCACCACTGTGAAGGGTGATGACTTCGAGACCAAGACGAAGATCTTCAATGCTGTCAACGATGCTGAGAACATCTCTGAACTGGGTGGCAAGCCCTTCGAGATCACCGACATGGTGATCGAGCCCGTCGAGTTTGAGAATGAGAAGACCGGTGAGATCGATCAGGCCGTGCGCACCATCTTCATCACTCCCGACGGCAAGGCCTATCAGGCGTTCTCCGGACCGGTCTTTAACGCCGCCAAGCGCATCCTGGCCCTCCTGGGCGACCCGTCCGACTGGCCCGCTCCTATCAAGGTGAAGGTCACCGAGGAGGGCAAGGGCCTGAACCGCTTCTACAAGTTGACCCTGGTCTGAGTCCTGAGGTACCACTAGATACACGTCCTCCCCGTCCTCCTAGGTGGAGGACGGGGAGGATTTCATTATGCGCCACTCACGCGAGGAACTGGCAGAGTTGAGGGCGGCGGCCCTGAGGTCTGAGAGGCTGGTGTCAAGGAAGATTCATCGTATGACAAAGGGCGATGCGGGCATTGACATCTCGGGTACACAGTATGATCCCCGCGCCGGTAAGGACAAGATCATGGGAATGTCTGGCGATCGACTGAAGAAACTCATCGAGAAGCAGGAGTACTTCAGGCGCGCATCAGTGGGTTACTACAAGGGTGCTCGGGGGACTATTGTTGAACGTCAGGCCTACCGCAACTACGTGAATTCTGTGCGGAAGATCAACACCCAGACACGCAAGGAACAACGCAAGTATGAGGATGTTTTCATCAAACCGTTGGGTATGACCGCGAAGGAGCGTCGGGCGATGAATAAGCCCGCTCATCCTGTGTTCGGTACAGATGCCTACGACGGTATGAAAGAACTGAAGATCTTCAAACCACAGCAGATCATGGGTAGCGAGGGGGCAAAGATGATCGCCTTGCGCAATGATGACCTGCGTCGTCAGTATCAGGACAAGCGAATGATTCAGGTTGCTCGCGAGAACATGAATAAGATGCTTGATGTTGTGGGCAGCGATGAAGCAAGAGTTCGCATTACCGGGCTGACTGATAATCAGTTCTGGTTCCTGTGGACTCACACCGACTTCCCGGAGGAATTGTCCATCAAGTACCTGGCGATGCAGTTGCAGATGCAGGTGCTTGATGGTTCAGCAAAACAGTCCCCCTCAATGATCGACGCTGCCATGGAGCGCGGCGAACAGTCACTTGGCCGCGCCATGGAATATGTCGAGTATGGCAAGACGCTCGATCTCTAGCCGATGTGCTGATTTCGAGACCACCACCAATCCCCTTGACTGCCGAGTGTGGTCGTGGGGTTCCATGGCCGTAGACGACTACGACGATTACGTCAATGGGATTGGGGTGGGCGCGTATGTCGCGTACATGCTTTCCGCTCCGTCCGTGACGTACTTCCACAACCTGGCCTTCGACGGCTCATTCATCCTCGATTACATCCTGAAGGACGGGTATGTATGGGTTGCTAAGAATCCGGGTAAAGGCCAGTTCTCGACCGTTATCTCCAACATGAACAAGTTTTACTCAATAACAATCGTCTCTAAGGAGGGCGTAAAAGTTGAACTCAGAGACTCCCTTAAGAAAATCCCACTGCCAGTGCGAGACGTGCCGAAGGCGTTCAACCTTGAATCAAGTAAGGGAGATATTGACTACGAGATGGAACGACCCATCGGCTATCTCCCCTCCCAGGAGGAGTGGGACTACCTCTACCGGGACATCTTTATCATGGCACAAGCCATGAGGATCGTGCTCGCCAGTGGCATGAAGCGTCTGACCGTAGGTGCCGATTCCCTGGCAGAGTTCAAGTCACTACACGGAAAGGGTTTTGAACGTACATTTCCTGTCCTGAGCAAGACAGTAGACGACGACATCAGGCTTGCATATAGAGGAGGGATAGCAATGCCGAACAAGAAATGGGCAAGAAAGCGTGTCGGCCGAGGAATCGTAATTGATAAGAACTCAATGTATCCATGGGTTATGCGTACAAAACTACTTCCGTACGGAAAGCCATGGTGGAGTGAAGTGGAAGAGGATGATGCAGACCTCTTCATCCTGTCATTGACATTCACAGCGAAACTCAAGCCAAACCACATTCCCTGTATCCAGATCAAGCGGTCCATCCAGTTCAACAGTCAAGACTTCCTGGAAGAGGTTAACGAGCCGACAACAGTGTCTATCACCTCGGTCGACCTTGAGATGTGGCAGGAACAGTACGACCTCAAGATCTGGGCAATTAATGGTTACTGGAACTTCAAGGGCATCGAAGGATTGTTCAACGACTACATTGACAAGTGGATGGCGGTGAAGGCTAACAGCACCGGCGGTGCCAGAACCATCGCCAAACTCCACCTAAACAGTCTCTACGGCAAGTTTGCCAAGAACACTGACGTTACCGGGAAACGCCCCGTTTTGGATGAGACGGGCACCGTCCAGTACGTCATGTGCGACCACGAGGAGAGCAATCCTGTCTATACGGCCATGGGGGCGTTCATCACTGCTTACGCCCGGCAGGACCTGATCAGTTCCGCCCAGGCTAACTACGATCGTTTTCTGTACTGTGACACGGACTCTCTCCACCTCCTGGGCGAGGAGGAGCCGGACCTGTGGTTACACCCCACCGAACTGGGAGCATGGAAGGTGGAGCACGATGGGGAGCCGTTTGATGAGGCAGTGTTCCTGCGAGCCAAGCAGTACTGCGAGAGGTTTGGTGATTATGACGACGTTCACATTGCTGGCCTTCCTCATGAGATCGCAGCCAGAGTTCGCCTTGAGGACATGTTGCAATCGCGAACTTGGGATGGTAAGTTAGTTCCCAAGCGAGTACCGGGAGGAACGGTTCTTGCGAACACAACATTCACTCTCAAGTAAGGAGAACTGAAATGGCACGCTCTAAGGCTGGATACAAGAACATTACCGTGACCGTCACCGAGAAGACTGCGAAGGACCTTGAGGACATCCACTGGACTCTCCGTCGTGAGGTCCCGGAGATTCTGACCGAGGCGGTTACCAAGTTCGTGGAGGACGTCAAGGCGAGTGCTGGCGCCTAATCAGGATGCTACGGGCTGAAACCCCCCTGGTTACGGCTACGATTTAGCAATTCCTGGCACTGCCGGACGTCTCTCCGCAGTGATATGGTGGGTAGGTAACTACCCACCATATCTTTTTGTGCACAGAAAGGGAGGAATGATGGGATTCATGGATGATATCGGGGAGAAGTTCTCCGGTGCACTTGATGGTTTGGGAGAAGTTCTGGGTGCGGATCACTCAGAGACTCTCGATAACCTGAAAAGTCTTTGGGGGAATGTCACCGACTATGCTGGTGGATTCGACTCAAAGATGACTGAACTCAATAAGATGCTTGAGGACAAGGAGAAGAGCATCTCCGATCTCAAGTCCAAGAACTACGATTTACTTATGGCTCAGCCCGGTACCGACCCGAGTGACGCGGCCGGTTCTCTTCCTGGGGAGGATGGGGCCGCTGACTATGAGGGCGTCACCTTCGATGACCTCATTTCCACTTCCAGTTCACCTGATGAGGAGAAGAAGTAATGCCCAAGAAGTATTACGGCAAGGTCCGCAACGCGGACAACGTTGCCATCCTGAATGCCATCCGTAACGATGCCTCCCTTGACTACCACAAACGCATCCCGGCCGCCACAAAGGGAAATGTCGCTGACGTAGCAGACGCTATCTTCTCTTTCCGGGCTCACAAGAACGAGTTTATTGAGTCGCTGATCAACCGTATCGGTCTCGTTTACGCTCGTAACGCCATCTGGTATAACCCGCTGAGTGAGTTCAAGCGTGGCGTTCTCTCTATGGGTGACACTATCGAGGAGATTCAGACCGGTATCGTTAAGGCGAGCCACTACTCTCACGACCGTGAGTACCTGGAGCGTGACATCTTCGGTCGCGCTAATATCGATGTCGCCACGGCTTTCCACACGGTTGACCGTGAGGACTTTTACAAGGTTACGGTTGATGAGAATACGCTGCGTCGTGCTTTCCTGGACCCGTCGGGACTGGATCAGTTGACGCAGCAGATCATGTCCGCGCCCACGACGTCGGACAACTGGGATGAGTACTTGCTGACCACAGCCCTTTTCCGGGTCATGGACAATAAGTACCCTATGTTCAACGTCAACGTCTCCGACGTTGCGGCGATGAACTCTACCGAGTCCGACGCGAAGAACCTTCTGCGAAAGATTCGTGCTACGGCCAGTAACCTGAACTTCCTGTCGACCCGTTTCAACGGGGCGAAGATGCCGATCGTCACCCGCCCTGAGGACCTGGTCCTCTTCGTCACCCCTGAGGTAAACTCGGGACTGGACGTCAATGCTCTGGCCCCGATGTTCAACCTTGAGTACGGCAAGGTCCCCTCTCGAATCGTTGAGATTCGACAGGAGGACATCGCCATGGACGGGGTTCAGGCGTTCCTGACCACCAAGGATTTCTTCGTCATCGCGGACACCTCTCTGGAGACGACTAGCGAGTTCAACCCGGTGTCTCGCCAGACGAACTTCTTCCTCCACCACTGGGAGATCATCTCCGCCTCCCCGTTCGCCCCGATTATCAAGTTCTCCACGGCGCCCGATACGGCTCGTGAGACTATTACGATCCCGTCGGGTACCGGGGTGTCCAAGGTTCAGGCCGTTATCACTCCTGATGAGACTGATGTGCGGAACATTGATGGGACGACTATTCGTGCCATCAAGGGCGGCCAGTTCCAGATGGAGGTCGTCATGTCTGGTCTGGACGCGAAGACCGAGGATATTGAGTTCACTGAACAGTGGGCTGTTGAAGGGAACAAGGACACCGGAACTCGCATTGATAATGACGGTCTCCTGGTTATCTCCCCGAATGAGACGGGTACGCCACTGACTGTTACCGCCAAGGTTTCATGGGTTGTTCCTGGTACTGGTAAGTGGACCACCAAGACGGGTTCTGCCAAGGTGAATATTGTTGCCGATGCTAAGGCGTTGGCAGCAGCCTGACACCCCATATATACTGACGGACACCACCCCAAAAGGTGGTGTCCGTCAGTGTTTGGAGGAGTAATGTCAACTATCGATTCCTTGCCGGAGAAAAGTGTTTTCGGCACACAATTCGATTATTCGGTGTGGGGGCCGGGTACCGAGGTCACGTTGTGCAACGTGCCTTGGGACTCAATGTACCGTGACGTGTATTGGTGGAACACGCCGGAGCGTGCGATCGACTACATCATGTCCTACAACGATGTAAAACACCTTCCTACTGTGACGATCAAGAACATGACCTACTGTGGTCAGGGTTTACCGGTTCGTATCAACATTCCCTTCAGTGAGGCGAACACGTTTAACTACCTGATTGTCCGTAATAACGCATTTCCGATCCAGCAGAAGAACCGTGCTACTACGTTCTTCTACTTTATTCAGTCGGTTGACTATGTTGCGCCAGAGACTACGCAACTCACTGTTATGCTGGACGTGTGGACGACGTATCACCATCTCGTGAAGTTTGGTGACGCGTTTGTTGAACGTTCTCATATGTGGGAATGGTTTGACAAAAAATATAAGTCTGAAAAACTTTCCCGTACCCACAAGTGGCCGTTCTTCGCACGCAACTACCTCAAGGAGACTGAAGGGTTCTCTCTTGGTGAGAAGCACATGATCTACCGGTCATGGATCGCCTCGCTGAACGACTCTGCAGGTAAGTTCTCCAACCGTTATGACTTCACTGCGATCATCGTCTCTACAATCAACCTGGAAGGTGATCTCGGTACCACAAGCAACCCCGTTGTGTCGTCAGCATACGGTGCCAACATTCCCTGCGGCGTCGGCAATGATACCGACAATGAGACGCGCGATGGTGGGCGAGTGGTCAGCGGCGCCAACATCTACGCCTGTCCTTTTGACAAGTTACCTGCTGTGATGCGTGCGCTCAGTAACGCACCATGGGCCGCTCAGGGAATCATGGATATCTACTATGTTCCTAAGCCAAACATTAACGTGTCTCCCGCCGCAGGAAAAACGGGTGAGGCTGGGCTGGCAAAGATTAACAAGGTGTACACCAATAAGGCCATCACTCTGGCAGACCACATTACCCCGCTTGAGCATGTGGACTGGTTCAGGGACAGGAACAACAATCTGTCCGAACGCCATCTAGGTCTGTTGCACAGGTTTGGTAAGTTCTTTACCTCTCCTTATTGCTACTACGAGGTAAGTGCGAATAACGGTCACACGATCACCCTTTCTCCAGAGATGATGAAGGATATGTATAACATCATCCTTAAACTGGAGTCACATATCCTTCCTCCCTCTCCACGTATTGTCGGATACATCTACGGATATAACTCCACGTACCAAACAAAACTGTGGAAGGGTGACATGGAGTATCTGGACGACGCGATTGTCATCGACAATTTCCCACATACCCCGGTGGTGAATGACCAGTCGTCCATCTGGTATGCCTCTCACGCGAACTCGATCGCACAATCTAGGTCGGCCGCATCATGGGGTAGGGACAAAGCATCGCGTGCTGCTGACACCTCCTATGACGCTGCGATGCGCGGCATCCGTACATCGAGTGCCATGAATGAGAACAACATTGGTGCCAACAACTTGCATACGGCGACGGCAAACACTGCGCAGATGGCGCACCAGCAGGTGGCTTCAGCGAACCGTGCGGTGTCCGGGATCGGTGGTGCCGTAGGTAGTGCCTTGACGGGAAACTTCGGTGGCGCTTTCGGCGGCCTAGGGAACTACTTCATGGGGCAGGTGTCAAGTGACATCAATACGGGCATTGACATTAATGCCCGGAACATGAACAACACCATCAACGCGAACCTAATGCGTGCCAACCAGGCGGAACAGAATTGGCTGAATGGAGCGAATGCCACTGCCAACCGAGACCTTGCCAGGTGGGCCGCTCAGGGTGACTACCAGCAGTCGATTGCCGCCATTAACGCTTCTGTTAAGGATGCTGAGGTCACGCCGCCCACGGTTGCGGGTGCCACCGGTGGTGACGCTTTTAACTGGCTCATTAATGGCGCTGTCATTCAGACACGTCTGCGCATGGTTTCTCCCGATATCATCCTTAAGCAAGGTATGTTCTGGGAGAGGTATGGGTACGCCGTGAACACGTTTATTCGTAAACTTCCTGCCCGACTTCGTTGCATGAGCCGCTTCACCTACTGGAAATGTCAGAATGTTCGTGTCACGTCCTCTTCCGTACCGCAGATCTACATCGAGACTCTTCGGGGTATTCTTGAGAAGGGTGTCACCGTCTGGCACTCACCACCACAGAACCGTGAGACAGTCGACGTTCTGGCAATGGACAACGCGCCAATCAACTGGGAGAAGGAACAGTAATGGGACGACCAGATTTTGTTGAGGATGCGATCTATGCGCCATTCCTCAGAGAGATGGTTCGTGATCCCGGAGAGATGCGAGGAGACATCCTTACCCGGATGTACGCACGCGTCCTCTCCGAGATGTGCATGAACCGCTATCACTGGACGGGGCTACCGGAGGAGATCGACTCTCGCTACCTGGAGATGACTCTGTTCTCTCAAGGGCTTGCGGTCTTCTACTGGGACATGGAGTACAACCGGTACTTCGCGCTCAGGGGCGTCGGGTTTGGTACACCGAACATGTACAACAACCCGACCGAGTTCATCGTGTACGGAAACACGATGGTGAATAAGACGCTGAAGGGTGATGAATGTGTCCCCATTTGGAATAACTATCTACGTACTAGTGACACCGATATTATCTCGGTGTACTCGCGGCGCCTGGCCGAGATCGATACCACCACGGAGATTGACCTCATCCACATGCGGGTCCCGGTCCTACTGACCGCTGACACAAATGAGCGCAAGAGCGTCCTGGACGCCTATAAGCAACTGGCTGAAGGTAGGCCAGCCATTGCAGAGGTGTCCTCCTCCACCGGTATCGGGACGCTCGCTGACAAGATCGGCAACCTGTCCACCGGCATTGACAAGGACTATCTGCCTCACGTCATGGACGCCAAGGTCCGTGTCTGGAATGAAGCGCTTACTTTGCTGGGGATCATGAACGTCAACAGCAGCAAGCGTGAGCGGATGGTTGTTGAGGAGGCGTCCGGTTCCTCCGGTCAGGTACTCGCAATGCGTGCCGTAAACCTTCAGGCTCGTGAGTACGCGTGCGAGTGGATCAATGCGAAGTACGGACTGAATGTGGACGTGACGTGGAACCTGGATGACTCGGCCGGGACGACGGACATGCAGGCACTTAACCCGATGTCGCTGGGCAACCCCTTCGCTACCGCTGAGTCCACTAACTCAACTGACCTGGGAGGTCCTAATGAGTAACTACACCGTGGAACTCAGGAAGATACCTGAGAAACTGATTGACGAAGCGCTCTCTCACTACCCGATCTTTATGGACGGGTACCGGGAGACGTTGAACAAGAAAATCAAGAAACATTTCTGGTACAACGAAATCGGGCACGAGACAATCGACCAGTTTCTCTTCCAACTGGAAGTGAAAATGGGTGAGATCATGCCTTACTACAATCAGTTCTATGAGGCGGAACTGACCAAGAGGGACCCGTACCTGACGATGCGGACCAAGTCGACGTCGTCGGGCACGGGCCGGGGCACGTCGTCGTCTGACTCCAGTGAGTCGGGTACGTCGTCTTCGGACACGACGGCCAGGTCTCGTGCCGTCCAGTCGGACACGCCACAGGTCCGCCTGTCAGGCAACGGCGACTACGCCACCGGCGTCTCGGACTCGAACGCTGAGACGGGGGTTAAGTCGAAGCAGGATTCTTCAGGGCGCCAGTCGGCCTCCACGACGTCGGAATCGTCCGGGACGTCAAGCCAGGAGGGCTTCTCAGGGTCTATGGCATCTCTTATTGAGGCTCACCGCGATGCTATTATTAATATTGACATGATGGTGATTGCTCAGTTGGAGCCACTGTTCATGTACGTCTGGACACCGCCCGTGAACATGATTGGATTGGACTACTATGGGTACTGAAAACGATCCCAGAATTCAGATGATTGACTCGGCTCTTTATCACTTGCAGCCGAGCACGACTCCTTACGCAACACCGTTCACTTACAACAACGGGCTTACTGTCCTGGAGATTCTTGAGCGAATCCGGACGGCCGTTATTGACACTATCCGGTATGCGAACTCTTTCGGGGAGGATGTCAACGGGATGGTGAAAAAGGTAAATGAGTCCGCCGATAAGTGGCAGAGGGACGCTCAGAAGACCATTGATGACCTTGTCAAGTATGACAACGACTCGAAGGCTTACCTGGACGCTAAGCGTGCCGAGGCTGATAAGGTGATCTCTGACTTCACCGCAACCCTTATCAAGGTAGCGTTCATGCCTAAACAGGACGGTGACTATGTTGAGGCGGAGATGAAGGATGGGAGTAAGTTGCTCCTTCCCACGAAGCAGAAGTCTGACAAGACCGACGCCAAGGCCGTTGATTTCTATAACGGGATCAACGGACGGCTCCAGCGCGAGTACTACACACGGCTTGAGGCCGACGATCGGTATGTGTTGGACAAAAAGATCACCGGCGCGATCGTTGTTGGTGGTACTAATGCTACCGGTGACAAGGAGTGGCTCAAATGGATTAGGGGGTGGATGGGGTACTCGTTCATGTACAACTATGCGATGGAAGGTGGTGGTTTCACATCGAAGAACTCCAACTCGTTTAACACCCAGTTGCTCACAGCACGATCCCGACTGCATCAGGCAATGCTCCCTAAAGTGAAGCATATTCTTGTGCTGGACTGCATCTACGACATTAACGAGAGGTACTCGATTCGTGAGCCCCTTGCTGAGTTCATTGGTACTGTTAACCAGTACTTCCCGAACGCCCGCGTCAAGGTTCTTCCCGTCATTTTCAATACCTCTCAGATCAATAATGACATCAATAAGGGGCGGTCCGTTTGGTCGCGCATTGCTGAGATGAATTTGCAGCCAATTGACGTGTGTGAGGGGTCCATGACCTGGTATCACAACCTGGATGAGAATGAGTGGAAGTTCTATAACAAGAACGGATCATTCAATACGGTTGAACTGTCCAATGACGGGTATTTGGATTGCGCCTACCGTCTTGCCAAGTGGTTGAACGGTGGCACGTCCTACCGCCTACGCTCCTCGGTGAACCTTGGCCCTCTGAGCCATGAGTACGTGCATAACGAGTACAACTTCCTGAACTGTACGCTGCGTAGTGACATGGTGAATATCCAGGGCACTTTCCGCACCGGACCGAACAAGCCTCCCGCGGACACGGTGCTCACTGAGTTGCCTGGATGGGCTTTCCCCTACGGGAACACCACGGGGCTCATGTGGGGTGGTGACCGTCAGATCTACCCAATTTACGTCAAACCCGACGCCACCATGGTCACGGGTGCCGAGTTACCTGAGAACATGACGTTCAACGTGAACTTCACCTACCGACTCTTCTAAGGAGAACAGATAATGGCATGGGATGATCAGCACAAGAAAGTTGCGATCAAGGCCATTGGGACTGTCGAGTCCTCGATGCGCTACGACTCGATCAACTACAACGACCCGATCACCGTGGGTATCGCCCAGTGGTACGGGCCGCGTGCCTCCGCCATTATCAAGAAAATGGGTGCCGCCCATCCCACGGAGTTCGCCGGTGTGGAGGCCTCGCTGCGCACTGATCTCGCAGCCCATGCCGACAACTCGTGGTGGACGGACAGGTGGCTGTCCCGGCTCGAAGGAAACTCTCTTCTCCCCCTCCTTCGGGCCGGGGCCCACATCCAGGATGAACAATTGGTGACGGACCTTGAGGCATATAAGCAACCTGCCCTGAACGTTGGGTGTAATCCTGAACAGAACACCGACACGTTCATCTACTTCTGCGTCATGTACCACCAGGGGCCCCGGTACGCGCTGCGTGTGATGAACCGGTGTGGGGGTAACGCCTCCCTGGACGGGGTGCACCATGCCTGCCTGAATGACGGTGTACTGGGCAAGTACCCAAACCGCTACAATCAGGCCTACTCGATCATCAAGAGCGGGAACACGTCCGGTGTCTCCACTCCCGGCACCCCCGGTAAGCAAAACCCTGGCAACGGTGGTTCCGGTGGTGCGAATAACGGTGGCTCGAACGCTGGGTCACTCCAGTCCGCGTGGACCGACGGTTCCGGCATGCTTCACCTGAAAACGACGTCGGGGTGGGTGACGGGGTACCCGACACCGAACTCTCGCATATGGCTGACCGCCCCGAACAAGATCTCTAGCGGGGGTAGTGCACCGACGCCGGGAAACGCTGGTGGTGGTGGTGGTGGTGGCACTCCTGGTGGGGGTGATGCTGATGCGAAGCGGGCCGCTGTGGTGAAGTGGATGACGGACAGGCAGTACAAGTTCGCCTACCTACAGGCGCCGGGCCGGTTGAACCCTGACTCATCTGGTTTTGGTGATTGCAGTTCCACCTGCTATCGCGCGTATATGGACGTGTGTGGCATCAACCCGGGAACCTGGACGGGTGACATGTACTTTAGGGGCACTCAGGTGGCTAGGGGTTCGGGGATGCCGTCGTCAGCCCAGATCGCTGCAATGAAGGCAGCGGACCTGATTGTCATATCCTGGGACGACCCGTACCCGAACACGGATCACGTGGAGATGTATATGGGTGACGGTGCGCATACTATTGGACATGGTGGTCCCCGACGGGGGCCTCACATTAACTCGATCGGTATGCTTGCTGGCGCCGCGTGGTGGACTGTGCGCAGGCACATTAACTAGGAGGAGATCATGGCGGGTATTTCTCACTACTACGACTTCAGTCGGATTCGTTCGTACGGCGCCCGGTATCTAATGGTTGTCGGCTCACGCGGTACTGGAAAAACGTATGGTGCGAAAAAGATTGCTATCTCGAATGCGATAAAGAAAGGTGAGCAATTCATCTACCTGCGTCGCCACCGGGTGGAACAGAAGGGGCGTTTCACTTTCTTCGATGACATTGCTCACGAGTTCCCTGGGTATGAGTTCGCGGTGCATGGGAATGATGCCGTGATGCGTTTAGAAGGTGGTGACAAGGAGGAAAAGTGGCAGACCATCGGCTACTTCTGTACCTTGTCCATCTCTCAGGCTCAGAAGTCGGTGGCCTACCCGTTCGTCACCACGGTGATCTTTGATGAGTTCATCATCGAGAATCCGCAGATCAGGTACCTGGACGATGAGGTGCGCGTCTTCAACAACTTCTACCTAACCGTCGACAGGTACAAGGACAAGACCACGGTCTTCATGCTGTCCAACTCGGCTAGCATCATGAACCCATATATGCTCAAGTGGAAGATCTGGCCCACCAGTGAGTTCGTCAAGGCGGGCAACGGGTTCATTGTCTGCCACTTTGCAGACGACACGCAGTTCAAGAATGACGTCGCACGCACCCGGTTCGGCAAGTTCATTATGGATACGGATGAGGAGTATGCGTCCTACGCAATTGACAACCAGTTCAAGGACAACACCGACGACTTCATCGGGAAGAAGTCCGGCCGAGCCGAATACTATTGTACGGTCCGGACGAAAAACGGTTGCTTCTCTGTGTGGATGGACCTGCCCATGGTTACCGTCCAGGCCTACCGACCCAAAAAGGAGGTCATATACTGTATAGATGTCAAGTCCTTAAGAGAGGGTGATATCTATGTCAAGTCAAATGACCGGATCATGCAGATACTTCGTAACAAGTGGAGAAGAGGGTTGATGATATTTGACTCCCCAAGATCTCGAAACACTTTCACGGAGGTTTTCAAGTAATGCCGCACATTGAGGCAGGCCTGGTCCTCACCATCATATCAATCGTCGCGGCCCTGGCAGGATTCGCCCGCTGGCTGTACACACAGTTCCGTTCGCTTGACGCCCTCCTGGACGACTGGCACGGAGAACCTGATCGACCCGGCGTCCCCGGACGCCTTGGTGTAATGGAAAGGCTGGACAACATTGAAAGGAAAGTTAATAGCGCCGCTTTTAATTCTCGCCCTAATCATGGCTCTAGCGCTTATGACGAACACACCCGCCTACTGAACGAGATCCTAGAGAGGATGGATAACAAGAATGCTTGACTTCATCACCGCACCCACGACCCGCATGTGGGCCTACAACATCATGGTCGCCGTCATGGCCGCACTCACCGTCTGGGGAGTGCTCGATGGTAGCAAGGCAGCAGCACTCAACGCCGTCGCCGCCGCCCTCTTCGCCGTCGCATCGGCTAACGTTGACAAGCCCGGCAAGCACGAGAAGGAGAAGTGAAATGGCAACCGCAATCGACCTGATCAACACCGCCCGAGCCGAGATCGGCTACAGCCGGTGGGACGATGAAGCCACGGGCACCAAGTACGGACGCGAATACGCCACCCGTCACGGCGCCCAGTTCGGTGAGTCCGGCGTTCCCTTCTGCGACATGGGCATCACCTACTGCCTGCGCAGGATCGGCATCACCGACTTCGACAGCGCCTATGTCCCCGGCCGCGTCAACGACGCCCGGGGTAGGGGATGGCTCGTTCCCGCCGGCGCCGCCCGCATGGGCGACCTGGTCACCTTCGACTGGGATGACGACGGTGTTGACGACCACATTGCCATTGTCGAGAGTACTGATGAGACCGGAGTCAACACCATCGAGTTCAACACCAGCGAGTACTCGTGGGACGACGGCGGCCTTGTCATGCGCCAGCACCACCCCTGGGCGCACCTCTACCACTGCATCCGTATCCCCTTCAGCGATTCCGGCGTCTCCAGCACTGACGCCACCGAGGCCATGCTGGAGAACGTACAGCGGGCTGTAGGAGCCTATCCCGACCACGTCATCGGAAAGGACACGAGTAAGCGCCTCCTAGCCGTCGTCAGCGCCTCTGACTGGGGTGGGAACACCTTCCCCTTCGGCGTGGAGTACACGCAGGGGGTCGTAGGAACCGAGCAGGACGGTATCTGGGGTGACGACAGTATGGAGGCCCACGACCGCACTGTTGAGGCCATCCAGCGCGCCCTGGGGGTTGACGACGACGGCGTGTGGGGTCCCGTCACCCAGGCCAGGTGGCAGTGGCTCTACGACCACAGCGACACCGTCTGAGAACACATAAAGATGCCCGGCCGAGGGAGTCCCCACCCCGGCCGGGCATCCGCCTGTAAGGAGGACACTAGGCGGCAGTCCCTAGTATGCCACCGGGATCCACGTCGTCGCAACTCCGGCGGCGAAGACGGCCAGACCAACCAGCAGGCCAGCCAGCGCCCCGCCCAGGAACAGCATCCCCATCGCCTCGATGTCCTCGCACAGTGGCCTCTTACCATGACGCACTTCCATCACTCTCCTTCCCGTAGGTGTCCCTGTAGATGGCCTTCATGACCCTGATGATGCCCGCGTCATCCACGCGGACAGTATGGAGCCGCTTGACGTGACTGATACCCGCACCCTTCTTCAAGACAGCGCTGTAGTCCCTGGACGTAGAGAGCAGCCACTCTCCCGGCTCAAAGACCGTGATGAAGTACTTCGCCCCGAACATGACCACTGTTGCCGACGTAGTCCCCCTATAGAAAACCTGTCCATGGTGATACGAGATGAAGTTCTGTAACAGTGAGCTAATGATTGGTAACCGCATGCTTCCTCCTCAGTTTCTCCTTCAGGAACATGATCGTCCCGATTTCTGTTAACTGTATATCAACCTGTTCAAACGTACACTGCCAGAGGTCCTCATTAATTCGGTGAATATCAACGAACCGGTTTCCTGAATTGATGGTCGCTGTTCCATATTCAGGGAAGAAAATATGCCACCTGAAATGGTAAGCAGTTTTCAAGATAGTTTCGGTAACAGGAATCACAGGTATTCCTCCAAAGCATCGATCAATTCGGAACCCTTCATGTAACGCCAATTAGTGCGACCGAACTTGTAAGTGATGTTGTTAACCCTAAGGAAACTCACCTCACCGAAATGTGATCGCACGTTCACCCACCCCTCCCACGACACCATGTACTCCCATCTATGCGCGGTAATGAAGTTCCTGATGTCGTCGCTCATTGC